AGATTATTACTATGTCAGAAGTAACTGATAAAAAGATGATTGATTTCTACACAAGATATTTAAATGAAGATGATATTGATATTGAAGTAGATGGTCAGGTATCTTTAAATAATAAGATGGGGTTATTAACAACAGTTGAAGATGCTCGCCAGAGCCTTGAGAATATCTTTAAGAATAATATAGATAAGCCTAACAACCCTTGAACCTCTACAAAGGTTATTGTACATAAAATTCAGTGAGTTGTCAAGTCTGATAAATTATGTTATAATATCATTATATTAAGTCAAGTATATGGCAAAGAAAAAATCGGAGCATTATGTAAATAACCGTGAACTATTAGAAGCACTAATTGTATACAGAGCAAAGGTAAAAGAAGCAGAAGAGAATGATTTACCTAAACCACGTATTACAAATTACTTAGGTTCTTGCTTTTTAAAGATAGCAACACACTTGTCATATAAACCAAACTTTGTTAATTATATGTTTCGTGACGATATGATATCTGATGGTATTGAGAACTGTGTTCAATATATCCATAATTTTGATCCAGAGAAATCAAGAATCCATTTGCTTACTTTACACAAATTATACACTATGCTTTTCTTAGAAGAATACAAAAAGAAAAGAAACAATTAGAAATTAAAACTAAAATTATTGAAAGATCTGGTTATGAAGAAGTCTTTACTGTTGATGGTGACATGACAGGCAGTAGTTCTGATTACAATCAAATTAAAGACTCAGTGCAAACAAGGATGAATTATCAGTGAAGATCGCTATTATTACAGACCAACATTTTGGTGCAAGAAAAAACTCAAAATTATTTCATGATTACTTTTTAAAATTTTACGAAGATATATTCTTTCCTACTTTAATTAAAGAGGGTATTACAACCATAGTTGATATGGGTGATACATTTGATAGTCGTAAAGGTGTAGATTTTGTATCATTAGAATGGGCAAAGAACCATTACTATGATAGATTAGAAGAGTTAGGAATTACTGTTCATACAATTATAGGTAATCATACTGCTTACTATAAGAATACAAATGATTTAACAGGTGTTGGTCTTTTTCTAAGAGAATATGATAACGTAAAAATATATCCAGAAGCAGAAGAAGTTAGAATTGATAAAACAAAATTTTTATTTGTGCCTTGGATTAATGCTGAGAATCAAGAAAAAACATTTGAGTTGATAGAGGAAAGTGATTCTCCATGTGTAATGGGTCATCTTGAATTAAATGGTTTTATGGCAACTCGTGGCCATTTTATGGAACATGGAATGGATTCAAACATCTTTGATAAGTTTGATAAAGTTTATTCTGGACATTATCATATGAGATCAAATAAAGATAATATCTTTTACTTAGGTAATCCATATGAAATGTATTGGAATGATGTCAATGATCGTAATCGTGGATTTCATCTGTTTGATACTGATACTCTAGAACATACACCAGTTAATAATCCATATCAACTTTTTCATAATTTATATTATGAAGATACACCACATCAGATGTTAGATATTACAAAGTATGATCAAAAAATACTTAAGGTTATTGTTCGTAAAAAGTCAGATCCAAAACAATTTGAAAAGTATATTGATAAACTTTACTCATCAAATCTAGCAGAACTTAAGATTGTTGAGAACTTTGATTTTACAGAGGGAGAGGAGTTTGAAGCAGATGAATCCGAAGACACAATATCTTTGTTAAATAGATATATACAGGAGTCTGAAGTTGACTTAGATAAATCTGTGATTACAGAAATACTTCAAGACGTTTATCGGGAGGCCTGTGAGGTTGAGTAATGTTTATCTTAGCGGTTAAAGGATATGAAGAAGATGGTGCTTTCTCTATCGAGAATGATGATGGAGATAGAGTTCTCTTGATGTTCGAGGAAGAAGATGATGCAGATAGATATGCTGATCTGATATCAGTTGAAGAAGATTATCCAGAAATGAGTGTGATAGAAGTAGATGACTATGTTGCAATGAGGGCTTGCGAAATGCATGATTACATGTATAATATAATTAGACCAGACGATATCGTGGTTCCACCAAAGAATGATTTGTTTCAAAAAGATAAAATGGCGTAATTTGCTGTCTACTGGTAATCAGTGGACTGAGATTGATTTAAATAAAAAATCGAATACAGTTATTATTGGTACAAATGGTGCTGGTAAATCCACCATGTTGGATGCACTTACTTTTGTTCTATTCAATAAACCATTTCGTAAGATTAATAAATCTCAACTTGTAAATGCTACAAATGAAAAAGACTGTGTAGTTGAACTTGACTTTACAATCGGGTCAACAGATTGGTTTATTCGTAGAGGTATTAAACCAAATGTATTTGAGATTCATCGTAATGGACAGATGATGAATCAATCCTCTGCTGCTAATGACCAACAGAAATGGTTAGAACAAAATGTTGTGAAGATGAATTACAAGTCATTCACACAAATCGTCATACTGGGTAGTAGTACATTTGTTCCATTCATGCAATTATCTGGATCAAATCGAAGAGAGGTGATAGAAGATTTATTAGATATCAAGATATTCTCAGCGATGAATAATATTATTCGTGATAAAATAAGAGATAAGAAAGATGCAGTTAGAACTCTAGAGTTAAAGAAAACATCTCTTAAAGAAAAACTAGAGATGCAAAAAAACTTTATGGATGAGATTGAGAAGAGAGGTAAAGAGAGAATTGATTCTAAACTTAAAAAACAAAATAGTTTGGGTGATGAGGTGTGTGTTCTTATAATGCAGACAGAAGGTTTAGAAGATGATATTCATGGATTAATCAAAGAACAAGAAAAGTTCATAGGTGCTAGTAAGAAACTAAAGGAGTTAGGAAATCTAAAAGGAAAGATATCAAACAAGGCATCAACTGTAAAGAAAGAACATAAGTTCTTCTCAAAGAATACGGTATGTCCTACTTGCACACAGAATATTGATGAAGAGTTAAGGCTAAATAAGCTTGACGAAGCCCAACAAAAAGCAAAAGAACTACAATCTGGTTATCAAGAACTGGAAAAGGCAATAGAAAAGAAGAAGAAAGGGAACGTCAATTTATCCAACTCACTAAAGGAATAACCAAACTCACGAATGAAATTTCTCAAAACAACGTTAAGATCTCTGGCTTTCAAAAACAAATCAGAGAACTTGAATCAGAAATTCAAACTATTACCAATCAACTTGAAAACCGAAATTCTGAACATGAGAAACTAACTGAATTTGACCAAAAACTAAAAGAAACTTATGAATCTTTAGGAGAGAAGAAACAAGAAATACTACATCATGACTTTGCCTATTCACTTCTCAAGGATGGTGGCGTAAAGTCCAAAATCATCAAAAAGTATCTACCACTTATCAATCAACAGGTTAATAAGTATCTCAGGATGATGGACTTTTATATTAATTTCAAACTTGATGAAGAGTTCAATGAGACTATTCAATCTCCGATTCATGAGGACTTCTCATATTCATCCTTCAGTGAAGGTGAAAAAATGAGAATCGATCTAGCACTTCTCTTCACATGGAGGGAGGTTGCTAGATTTAAAAACTCAGTAAACACAAATCTACTTATCATGGATGAAGTATTTGATAGTTCACTTGATGGGTTTGGAACAGAAGAATTTTTAAAGATCGTAAAATATGTAATCAAGGATGCAAACGTATTTGTAATATCTCACAAGCAATCTTTACATGATAGATTTGAAGACCTGATACAATTTGAAAAGGTCAAAGGATTTAGTCGTATGACATAAATAAAATTAAAGTACGGTAATCCGCATGATACTAGAGGAGGCATGTCACTCACTTAAGTTAGAATGTGCGTTAAGAGATTTAGGTTTTGTAGATATTGGTTGGAAGTGTGTTGCACACGCAGGCATATTCTTCATTCAACCAGTGGGATTTCCAGATTATCCTGATGGAGAACTCTTAGGATTTTCTTTGACATTACCTAACACTCACGATATGCGAAGAGTTCGTTTGATGCGAACTGCAAAAAGAGCATTAGACTATGCAACAGGTGTAGACGATTAAATTAGTGGCACAATCACTGTTTCTATTTTGTGCTGAGGAATTATAATAAGGACATATACGAGAGGTTTAGATGTCCATCCAACAAGAAATTAAATCACAACTTGCAAAGTTACTCGCTACAGAAGATTTGATTGTAGAACACAAACAAGTCGAGACTGCAAGTTTCAATGTCGAGACAAGAGTTTTAGTTCTTCCATTATGGGAGAAGGCATCCAGTGAAGTTTATGATATGTTAGTTGCACATGAAGTCGGTCATGCACTCTTCACTCCATGTGAAGATTGGTTAGATAGATATGATATACCACCATCATTTGTAAACATAGTTGAAGATGCTCGTATCGAGAAGTTGATGAAGAGAAAGTATGCTGGTCTTCCAAAGACATTCTTCAATGGATACAAAGAACTACAAGGAATGGACTTCTTCAAGTTAAGTGGTATTGATGTGAATGAGATGGGTATTGCTGACAGACTAAATTTATATTTCAAGATAGGTAACTTTATTGATATTGACTTTACTGATTATGAAAAGACTCTTGTAAGTATGGTCAAGTCAGCAGAATCTTTTGACGATGTTCTTGAGTATTCAAAAGTTATCTGGGAGTATGCGAAAGAAGAATTAGAGGAGAAGAAGAAAGAACAACAAGAGATTGAAGAGATGAAGTCAAAGGTTGAGATGGAAGATGGTGATGGTGACAATGAGAAAGAGTATCAGACTACAACTCAAGGCACTGAAGGAGATTCAGAAAAGTCTGATGTTGAAAGTGAAGATGAGTGGGATGATGAGGATGAGGATGATGGTTTAGATTATGATGACCAAGCATATTCAAAAGGTGGCATCACTCTTGGTGACGAACCAAAGGCTGAAACTGTTGAGAATCTTGAAGAGTCACTTAAGGATTTAGTAAATGAAGCTGGTCGTGAGACACTCTATGTTGAGAAACCAAATGACTTAGACCTTAATAAAGTTATCATTCCTAACTGGTATATTCATAAGAATATTGATTTTGAGTGGCGTGAAAATACAGCATCAGATTTCTTCAACGCTGATAAAGAGTTTGATGAGTTCAGAGTATCTGCAAGAAAAGAAGTCAACTATCTTGTCAAAGAGTTTGAGATGAAGAAGTCAGCATCTGCATATGCTCGTGCTGCAACTTCAAGAACAGGAATGCTTGATATGTCAAAACTTCACACATATCAATACTGTGAAGATATCTTCAAAAAAGTTACAGTTCTACCTGATGGTAAGAATCATGGATTAGTATTCATTCTTGATTGGTCTGGTTCAATGTCTTACATCATGAAAGATACAATCAAACAGTTATACAATCTAATCTGGTTTTGTCGTAAGGTTCAGATTCCATTTGATGTTTATGCTTTCACAAACTGTCATCCCTATCACAATATGAGGGAGTCACGTTATACAGCAAAGAACAATCTAGTTTGTATTGAAGAATCATTTAGTCTTATGAATCTATTCACATCTAACGTCAACGTTAGAACTCTAGATCATCAAATGAGAAACATCTATCGTATGGCTACTCGATTTGGTTACTCTAGTGTTTCTTGGGATGATAGAGATAGATTCCAAGTTCCTATCGGTATGGGTCTATCAGGCACACCATTAGATGAGTCTTTGATGTGTTTACATCAAATCATTCCTCAGTTCAAGAAAGACAATAAAGTTGAGAAAGTTCAATGTGTTGTTCTTACTGATGGTGAAGCTTATACACCTTCCTTTCATAATGAAGTTCAACGTCATTGGGAAGATGAACCATACATGGGTAGAGCTGCTATCTGGTCTGGTACATTTCTTCGTGACCGTAAACTTGGTAAAACATATCGTGTCAAGGATTCTACTTTTGGATTTACTGAAGTTTTACTTGAAAATCTTAAAGATACATTTCCATCCGTAAACTTTATTGGTATTCGTCTTCTACCTTCTCGTGATGCTGGATCATTCATTCGTCGTTATCATGGATGGATAGATGAGGAGTATAATAAAATCATGAAAGGTTGGAAGAAGAACAGATCTGTTTCAATCAAATCATCTGCATATGATACTTACTTTGGATTATCTACAACTGCACTTGCAACTGAAGATGAGTTTGAGGTCAAAGAAGATGCAACCAAAGCAGAGATCAAGAGAGCCTTTGGTAAAAGTCTTAAGGGTAAGAAGATGAACAAAAAGATACTCAGTGAGTTTATAGAACTGGTTGCATGACTAAATAGTTCTAAATTTCAAAATAAAGATGGATCATAAAGTTTCAAAAGATATGATTTCCAGTGGTATGATACCATCTGGTGAGAAGACACAAGCAGACTTAGGTAGAATACAATATGGGTCTGCTCCTTCTCCTAGTTCTTTGATGGACGCATATAAATCAATATATGAACATCATCAAAAGGATAAGGATGGTAATACAATTCCTCATGAAGGTGAAGAATTAAATGAAGGTAAGATCCCTGCTGGTCTACAGGCATATCTTGATAAGAAAAAAGGAAAGAAAGAAGATAAGAAAGAAGTAAAAGAAGAAGTAGATAAATTT